CCAGATGCCGTACGCGTGCATCGGTGTCATGCTCGTTGTCTCCGGTCGGTGCCAACAACGTGCATCGCCTCGCGTTCGGCCTTCAACTGATCGCGCTTGTCGATGTCAAATTGCGAAGGCAACAACTCGCAGTTCATCCCGCGCCAGTTGAATGCGGTCGCACCGCGCAGATGCTTGCGCACATAGACCTCGACATCAGAATCACGGCGATCTTGCCGCCAATGCTGCGTCACCCAGTTGAGCAGCGCCTCGCGCCGGTCCCTACCTGCAGGCAGATCGCGAATGCGGAATACTTCCTTGATGCCGGTTGGATCGGTGGCGAAACGGATGCTCGGGCTATTGTCGAGACCAAGCGCAACCGCCCACTCATAACGCTGTCTCAACCCCATTGAGGTGTGCAGTGCAGGCTGCATGCGGTCACGCTGTGGCAACGCCCCGGCGCGCGTGTGCAACGGCTTATCGGCTGTGCCCTCCCACATCACACGGTTCGATGCGTCGGACCACTGTCCACCGAGCCAGACATACAGCGCAGCGGTCCGCATCAGTTGGCCGCGCTCCATCTGTGCGTGATCGCTGCGTACCATGAACGGGCCGAAGCGATGCGCGTATCCGCGCGCCTGCTTGGGTGTGATCGTATACGTCCGCGACATCACCAGCCCCGGCGGGTCGGTGCCGCCCTCCTCGGTGATGAGACCGACATCGAGCGGCCAAACCAGATCAGGCGGGCAGTCGTACGGGTTGAAGCACCACCAGTTCTCCTCGTCGGTCAGGCCAAAACCCATCGGCTCCAGCCGCTGGAATGCCGACAGCGGCGGCGGTGCCAGCCAATCTCGCCTGACTTCGCCGCTGCGCGCCTTGTCGAAGTCCGGCTTCTCCAACACCTGACGAATAATGCTGAGTGCTGCGCCGCGGATGATCGCGCGTGTGCGCTCGACGCCTTTAAGATCATGGCTCATGCCTCGCCCTCCTTCACCGGCAGATCGCGCAACTGATTGCGCCGCGGCTTGTGGTTGGCCTCGACCATCAACAGCGCCGCCCTGATCTCCTCGCCCATGCGCATTTCGGCCTGCGCCATCAGCAGCCCCCACACGATCTTGCGCACATGAAAGCCGCCCTGCCGCGGCACGCCGAGCGCCCACGCCTTGGCATTGCCAGCCGCCTTGTGGCTGACCGATGAACTTATCTGGCCGCAGTGCTGGCAGACGAACATCAGACACCCAGTCGTTTTTGCACGCGCGCAACTGTCATTGCCGACCAGCGCAGCTTGCGTGGCGTTTCGATTTTTTTGCGATTGAGTTCGTCGGCGATGGCTCGCAGCGAGCATCCTCGTAATGTCTCGAAAATCGGTCGCAGAACTTCAGCGCGCCGTTGAGCCGCCAAACGATTAGCAATTGCGATTGTCGGGCTTCCCAGTCTCACACCGCGTTGCTTGGCAGCGCGTAATCCAGCGCTGGTGCGCTCTGAGATCATTCGCCGTTCTTGTTCGGCAATGGCAGCGTGGATATGCAGGAGGCAAGGGTCTGCGTTGATGCCCAGCTTGGTCACAATAAATGGGATGCGGCGCGCCATCAGACCGCTGATGAAGTGGACATCTCGGGACAGCCGGTCGAGACTGGCAACACAGATGACAGCCTTCGCTCTGCGCGCCTGTTTGATTGCCGCAGCAAGTATTGGTCGCCGTGCGAGGGAGCCTCTCCCGGTCCTGATCTCTGAATACTCTGCAATGATCTGCAGACCTTCGGTCTGTGCAAACCTGCGAACCTGCGATTGCTGCACATCCAGCGCAGCAATCTGCCTGTGTGTTGAGACGCGATAGTAGGCGACGACGCAACGCATCAGAACAACTTCCCTTGCTGAAGGAATCCGCGTGCGGCGCTATCGACGCAGTAGCTGCACGCCCAGCGGTTCTCGCGTTTGGGCAGCGAGATGCCGTGGCCACCGCCACCGCTGCGCACCTTGACCCAGCCCGATGTGTACTGATGCGTGCCATCTGCGCGCGTATCGATCTCGCGCTTGCAAAATTCACAGTTGGCACGGAAGGCACTCGGGATCATGCGTTCACGCTGGCGCGCACCGCGCCCCAATCACGCAGGATGTTGACCGCATCTCGGAAGTTGTCGGCGACCTTGTACTCGTAGCCGTTGGCGACGAGCCACATCTGCAGGTCCTGCTGCTCGTCGGTGAGTGTGCCGCCTTCGCGCTTCAGTTCGAGGAAGTGTGCCTTGGCCGGGTACGGCGACAGCAGAATGAAATCAGGCCAGCCGCGCTTGGTGCCCATGCGCTTGAGGCGCGCGCCCGTGATCACGTTGCGCTTCTCGCCGAACGGCAGATGCGTCCAGCGCCAGCCGGTGGTACCCCAGCGCCGCAGAATGTCGGCCACCAGCACATGCAGTGCAAACTCATGCCTGCCGGGTGGCTTCAGCCCGCGCTGCCGTTTGCCTGCAAACAGCGAAAGCTGCCCCATAGCCAGACACCTATGCCACGTTGCGTTTGCGTAGTGGTTGCGGCTCATCGAACTGGAACAGCCAGCGCGCCGCGGTGTAACCCTGCCTGCGCAGTTCGTCATCGATCAGGAAATAGATATGCGGCGGGAAGAATCCCTTGGCGCGCCAGTTGAACACCGAATTGGTGCTGCGATTGGTGACGTCGGCGACGGCCTTGACGCCACCGATGCGCTTGACGATGCCCTCGAAGGTGTTCAGTTGGATGGGAGTATCATTTGCCATCCATCAGTGTGAACCAAATCGATGTGGTGTCTGGCAATATCAAGCAGGTGTACGAGACTTTCTTTTCACGGCTCTGTGAAAATTTTTTTTGCACCGATTTTTGGTTGTAGTTTTTTTCGGCGTCCGCACAAATCGGCTTGCTGCGATACAACTATAAGATTTCAGACAGACACATACAGTCATCGCCTGACGCAAAGTTGTTACGAAACTGTCGTAAGAATCGAAAAAGAATTTAAGGTTGTATAAATTAAAGTGTACGACATGCGGCACCATGCGCGGTGGATCAGGTTGTATAACTTGAAATTTGCGCTTGACTGTCGCTGAGCCAACGCAGTGCGGCCCCCCTTGCACAAATTTATTTTTCTGGTTTGCTTGAATTAACGAGCGATGACGGGCTTTTCAGCCTGCCATTCCCCAACGGCAAAGCAAAACCGCTGATTCCTTTGACGCGCGCGCAAGACAGGGCGCGCGAGCGCTGGAGGTTTGTCTTGAGGAAACGACCACAGGAAAAGGACCTGATCACAGTCGAGGCCGCGATGCGGCAGGAACACATCTGCCGCGACACCATCTACCGACTGATCCGCCCGCGCCGTGTCGGCAAGAAGATCGAGCAGCCGCGCGTGCGCTCGAAACGCTGGCGCGGTCGGCGCTGGGTCAGTCGCACCGACCTGCGCAACCATTTTCGCTCACCACCCATCGATGCCGAATTGAAGCCGCTGTCATGCCACTGACCGCAGAACAACTCGCAGCGCGCGGAGAGATCGGTGCTTCCGATTGTCCGGTGATCGTGGCTGGCACCGACGAGCAGCGCAACGATCTCTGGCGCGTCAAGTGCGGGCTGGCAGCGCCGCCCGATCTGTCCAACGTCTGGGAGGTGCAGCGCGGCGCGCACATGGAGCCGTTCATTCGCAGTTGGCAGGAGCGCAAGCTGGGCTACGCCTTCAGCGACGTCGGCGCGGTGCACCAGCATCCGAAGTTCGACTGGCTGACATGCACACTCGACGGGTTCGATGCGCAGCGCGATGCGGTGGTCGAGATCAAGACCTCTGTGTCGTTCGACTTCGCGCGCCGCTGGTATGCAGCGCAGATCGAGGTACAGCGCGAGATCGTCGGCTGTCGCAATGCGCTGCTGCTGATCTCGGTGCTGGGCCACGAGCCGGTCGAGGTCGACATCGATTTCGATCAGGCCTTCCGTGACGAAGCCTTCGAGCGCATCTGCGCCTTCAAGATTTGCGTCGAGACCATCACACCGCCGCACCCCGTCGCACCGGTCTACCCGCCGGAGAAATGGCGCAACATCGATCTCACCGTCGAGGACCCAAACTGGAAAGAGGAGATGATCGAGCAGTTGCAGGTCTGGTCCGAAACCAAGTCCTTCGCCGACCTGCATGCACAGGCGGCGGCGTCGGCCAAATCCTTGGTGCCAAACGACGTCGGTCGCCTGCGTTTTCACAACATCAGCATCAACCGCAACAAGCGCGGTGCGCTCAGCATCCAGCAGAAGAAAGACGCAGCATGAGCAACGAGATCACCGAGACGCAGGCCGAAGCGCCACCGACCGCGCCCGCCGCGCCGCCGCCCGCGCTGCCGGTGACGCCGTTCGACAAGGTGGCTGCCGCCATTTCAGCCATCACCGCCGAGATCGCCGAGCATCCAATCCTGAAGGAAGGCCGCAACACCTTTCACGGTTACAATTTTGCGCGCCTGCAGGACATCATCACGGCGCTTGCCCCGATCATGTCCAAGCACGGGCTCACCATCCTGCAGAGCGAGCGCGAGCGCGGATTCATGGACAAGGGCAACGCCATCTTCGCCACCTACGACTTCACCATCATGCACAACTCTGGACAGGTCTGGCCGCTGCAGCAGCAGCAGACCGGTGTCGCCAACACGCGCACCAGTAAGGGCACGTTCGACGACAAGGGACTGAACAAGTGCCACAGCGCTGCGCGCAAGTTCTTTCTGATGAGCCTGTTCCAGATTCCGACCACCGATGATCCCGACCGCACCAACGTGCGGCGTCCGACGCCGCCATCTTCGCCTGCTCCGGCAACAGCGCAGCCACCGGTCAATCCGAACGAGCCGGTGATGCTGGAGCGCGTCGGCAACGAGCCGTGGGACAACTGGGCGCACCGCTTCCTCAACGTCCTCGGCATGATCGAGGACGTCGACAAGGTCGAGCGCTGGCTCGACACCAACAAGCCGATGCTGGAAAAGCTGCGCGCCGATCTGCCCAATCACCATGCACATCTGATGCGGCAATACCAGAAGCGCATTCTGCAACTGCAGCCGAGCGAAACATGAAACTATCCTTCATCAAAGGCGCGCTGGTGCCCGCCGATGATGAGGCGCGCGGGCTCGGCAAGTCGCATAAGATCGGCGACGTCATCGACATCGAGGTGCTGCACGAGCGGCGCACCAAGTTCAACGGCAAGGTGCACGTTACCCTCGACGAGATCAGCAAGATGCTCGGCATCGAGATGATGGCGCTGCGCGCCGAGATATTGATCGAGACCGGACGTGCCACCTCGATCAAGCTGCGCGACGGCAAGCGGGTGTGGGCACTGCCATCCATGAGCCGTTCATCGTGGACGATGAAGGACCTCGAATCGTTCTGGGACGATGCGCGCAATTACATCCGCAAGGAAGTGATGATCAGCCTCGATGGCGATCAGCAGGAACGTGTCAACGATCTGCTCAACGATGGAGTGCTGCCATGAACAAGATCAATCTCGCGCTGACCAGCGATGGCGAGGAAAAAGGCCCGACGCAGGTTCACCTCAACGTCTCGTTTGACGACCGCGAAACGGCCATTGCCTTCCACGCCAAGGTGGCGGCGCTCTGCGATAGCGCGAACCGCGCGCGCTCCTCGTCGGTAACACACGGAATCCAGCGGTTGCTGCCAGCACGGATGCGACCGGCGTGATTACCGCAGTGAGCGACACCGACAAGCTGCGGTGCGTCGAGCGCGAGATCGCATTCCGCAAGCGGGTGTATCCGCGGCAGGTGAAGGCCGGAATCATGACGCAGCGCTCGGCGGAATACGAGATCAGGATGATGGAGTCGATTGCCGATGATTACCGCAGAAAAATCGGACCAGCGGATGAGCCTTTCGGAACGCGCGCGGCGTCTTAACGATCTGCTGCGCAAGATTGAAACCTCAATCGGCAAGGCCCGTGTCACCGACGTCACCGACGTCGCCGCCTCGATGGTCATCCTCGGCGCGATGCAGATGTACGACACCAAAGAAGGCGCACTGGCCTACGTCGGCGTCGTTCACCAGCGTATGGCCAACATCATCGAGGCCGATTTTGACGACTACAAATTAGAACAGCGCAACACTGACAGAGGATTGAACTGATGGTGCAGTTACCGGACAACATCCCGCTGCGCATGCAGCGCCTCGCCCACGATCACCGCGGTTTCCCGGTGCCGTGGTTTGTTCAGTGGTTCGACGACAACGGCGAGCCGTGCGAGTATGGCTACGGCACACCGGATTTTCGCGTGTTCGATGGCCGCAAGTTCGGCAAGGCCATTAACCAGCGCCGCTGCTGGGTGTGCGGCGAGGTTCTTGGCCGTCACCGCGTGTTCGTCATCGGCCCAATGTGCGTGGTCAACCGGGTGACCAGCGAGCCCGCCAATCACCGCGAGTGTGCCGAGTGGTCGGCGCAGGCCTGCCCGTTCCTGTCGAAACCGCGCATGCGGCGCAATGACAAGGATTTGCCGGAGGAAGGCAAGAGCCCAGCAGGCTTCCATCTCGACCGCAATCCCGGTGTCGTCTGCCTATACCAGACCAATTATGCCAAGCCGTTCCGGCCACAGCAGGGCGAAAAGGGCGTGCTGTTTCGACTCGGTGATCCTGTGCGCGTCGACTGGTATGCCGAAGGCCGCACCGCCACCCGCGCCGAGATCGAGGAATCAATCAGCACCGGCTTCCCGGCGCTTGAGCGCATGGCGCAACTCGACGGGCGCGAAGCTGTCGCCGAACTGTATGCGATGCGCGACAAGGCGATGAAGCTGCTGCCGCAGGAGACGCCTGCGTGAGAGGCTCGACACCATACGCTGATGCGGTTGGTGGCCAGCGCGCACGGGACGAGACCACAAAAATCCTGCGCCGCTTCGGCTGCGAGAACGTCGGCTTCATGGATGATTTCGAGAAGCACGAGGTGCTGCTCGTGTTCAAGCACCGCGGACGGCAAGTGCAGTTACGCGCCTCGGCACAGGGCTGGGCCAACATCTATCTGAAGCAGCATCCGTGGAATATGCGGCGCAATCGCAGCCGCCAGAATTACGAGCAGGAGGTGCTGCAGCAGGGCCACCGCGCGCTCGACAGCATCCTGCGCGACTGGGTCAAAGGCCAAATCACCGCAATCGAGTGTGGCATCCTGCAGTTCGAGGCGGTGTTCATGCCGCACATGCTTACCAATAGTGGGCGCACGGTGCTGGAGCATTTGCGCGACAACAACGTGCTGCCAGCGCCGGAAGCACCAGAGTGATGTCATGCGGCGTACCTGTGTGCTGACCGTCGATGAGCAACGGAATTTCGAGCCGGATGCGTTCTTCGCCAAGCTGAAGGCCGCAGGTTTTGAGTTCGTCAGTGAGCGGTGTCCTTACGTCCTGAAGAAACCGTGGATGGTGCATCGGCTCGACGACGGTACGTTCGAGTATCGGCAGGGATATGATGATGAGCCAGCGTCATAGTGGCTACGAGCGCATTCCCGGCGATCAGTACCAGACCCCGTCGTGGGTCACGATGGCGCTTGAGCCGCACATGCCCGGCGTGTTCACCGCACTGGAGCCTGCCGAAGGGCAAGGCCGCATGGTGGCAGCGCTGCGCACATGGGATGGCATGCGGCTGGTGTCGCATGGCGACATCAGCAACGGCTACGATTTTCTGGCGCAGACCGAATGCAAGGACGATGCCGTCATCACCAATCCGCCGTACCTGCTGGCCGAGCGCTTCATCTGGCACGCGCTACACCTGACGCGACCGCAAGCCGGTCGGGTGGCGATGCTGCTGCGCACCGATTTCGATCATGCCAAATCGCGCCGCCCGCTGTTCGGTGAATGCAAAGCGTTCGCCAAGAAGCTGGTGCTGACCAAGCGCATCCGCTGGATTGAAGGTTCGACCGGCGCGCCATCGTTTAATCACGCATGGTTCATCTGGGATTGGCGCAACGATGAACCGGCAGTAATTGCCTATCACTACGACGAGGAGACAACCCCGCTGACAAGACTGCAGCGCCTGCGCGCGCTGAAGGAGGTTGCATGAAGCGACGGCAGATTCCCAAGGGCGAAGTGCTGACCATCGAGATGATCATTGACCGCGCACTGAGCATTGCGCACGAGGCTGGCATTCGCCCGCGGCGGCTCGATCTGTTCATGGCACTCTGCTTCGCGCATCGCGCGATGCCGCTCGATCTCGACCTGCTGGCGAAGGCACCGGACGTCGACCTCGCGCACGATGTGTTCGGCATCCTGCGCCACATTGATCCCAAGACCGGCAACATGCGCGATTACTTTGTGCCGCGCACGGCGCGGTTTCAGCATGAGTGACAGCGAGATTGCCAACATCGGCAGGTACCTCGCCATCGCGCTGTCGCGGCGCGGGTACGAGCGCTCGCCGGAGGCGACCAAAGAGGTGCTGCGTCTGCAGACAGAGTTGTGTGCGGCTGTGCGTAGTGAGGAGCCGCCAAAGGAGCCGGAGGTGCCGTCATGACCGCGTTGCTTTCAGTCTATTCGGCGACCAAGTTCATCGGCAGTTGCAATCAGCGTTGCTACGATTGCAAGCCGCCGAGCGAAACCCACAAGCAGACCAACTGCGCCTGCTTCTGCATCTGTGGCGGCGTCAACCATGCCGCCGGTCTGGCGCGCGCCGTCCGCAATATCACCGAGCGCAACATCGGACTGCGCCGCTCCGATCTGGAGGACTACGCGCGGCTGCGCGGTCTCGACCCGGCTGATCTTGTCGTCGTCAACCGGCTGCACTATCGGACCATCGACCGCGCCAAGCGGATAGCGCGAGTACGGCTGCGGCCACCGCCGCCGCTGCCGCTGTTTACATGTGAGGCTCTGGCCGACGCCACTGAGGAGCGGCGCGGTCACGAGGGGTCCGGCGGGGGCGGCTCACAACAACCGACCCCTGCCGGGCGACCACGCGAACTTGGCCCATAAACAGCATCATTTGGGCCATTGCGTTCGGGCCATTGGCCCTATATTGTGGAGGGGTAAATGCCTGAGCCAGAGCGCATTTCGACGGCAAGGGCTGCAGCTATTTTGGGGTGTACCCCACGCAACGTGCAGATGATGGCCGAGCGTGGAGAACTTCCCGGTGCCGCTAAATACTCGGCATCACGGCGCGGCCACTACACCTTCGACGAGGTCCGGCTCCGACAGTTTGTAAGGGACAAGGAGAACGAACTATGTCGAAGAAGAAGAAAGCGCCGGAGGGCTGCTTCTGGCGCGGGGATATTATCTGGGGCCGCAAAAAGATCGACGGCATCGACCACCGGAAGTCACTTGATACGACTGATCCGAAAACAGCGTCGGAGCGCCACGAGAACTGGGTCAAAGACCTGATTGCCGACACAAAGTGGGGCGACAACGCCAAGCCGTGCTGGCTGGTGCGCAAGCAGTGGAATACCCAATGGCCGACGCTGAACGCCCGCTGCGGTGTGCGGACGATGAAGCGCTACAACGTCTCGCTCAACCAGATGGACGAAATCCTTGGCACTGAGGACGACGCCAAGGCTGGCAAAACCGTCGTCAATATCCACCAGCTTAAGGACGTGATCGGCGAAATCGTCGATGTGCGGCTGGAGGAGGACGGCATCACCACCCGCACCCTGAAGAACGACCTCGGTGCGCTCTCCAGTCTGTGTGACTTCGCCGAAATCAAGAAGTGGCTCGACGAGAATCCGGTGCAGATGATCCTGCGCAAGATCAAGGTCCCGGCCCAGCGCATCGTGCCGCCGCTTCAGCGCGACTACGACATCATTCGTGCGCGCGCTCCGCAGGGCATGGCATGGGCGATGGACGGCGCGAAAGCGACTGGTTGCCGCCTCGGCGAACTGGTCAAGTCCACCAGCGATCACGTTGATAGGAATCGCCAGCAACTGACTGTCACCGGCAAGCGCGGCAAGACTCGTACCATCGACATCTCGGTCTACGATGGCCTCTACATCTTCACCAAGGTCCCGGCCTACGTCGGCTCAAAGGTCCTGTTCTGGCACGGCGAGGGCAAGGCCTATCGCAACTTTGCCAGCCACTTTTGCCGCCTGCAGTGGTCGATCTTCTGCGAATATTACGACGCCGCTCATGGCACCAACGACGCTACCCGGCCCTCGCGGCTGTCGCTGCTCAACTACGAGAACGAGCCTGACCGGCCCGGCTGGGTCGACATCGGCTTCCGGCGCTTCCGATTCCACGATCTGCGCCATTTGCATGCCGTGCAGTGGCTCAAGGACGGACGCAGCATCTATGATCTGCGCGACCGGCTGGGCCACACCTCGGTCAAGACCACCGAGATTTACACCTCCCCCAATACAGGCCTGCTGACCGCCGACGAGGTGCGTCGGTGCATGCACGAGCGCCCCGCACTGGTCGCGGTAGCCTGATCCAGATCGGGTCCAACAAAACCCCGGCATCACTGCCGGGGTTTTTCTTTTGGGGGTCACAGGTCGGGGAGGTATCACCGTCACCGGGGGCACAAAAAGGGGCACAGCCGCACTTGGCGGCACGCGCAAAAGACAAGGTTGCTCTACTGCTGCAGGCGTTTTTGTGATTTGCGTGATCTCGCTGTAAACGGTTTTGTAAACCGAAGGTCGGGAGTTCGACCCTCTCACCCGGCACCGCTGAAATCATTGGCGCGCAGGCACATCTCGCATTTTTTGCATTCTCATCGCGAGCGAAGAAACAGAACAAAAAGAAGCCAAAACGCACTCGGGGGGGCACAAAAAGGGGCACAGTCTGGTACACGGTCGTGTGCTGTTTTCTGGGTATGTTCTAAAAGAAAACCCCGGCTCAAAGGTCGGGGTTTTTGTTTGCTCTATGGAGAATGTTGCGAGTGCTGATCCGCCTGAGCCGGTCGAGCGGCACGGTCGAGTGCCACCCGTTGTCCCAGCGCACCGCCACGAAGTAGCCCTGCCGGACGCCCTCGACGCGACCCTCGTGGCGCTCGTCGTCGAGATCGACGACGCGGTCGCCAGTCTGCAGGCGCATCCAGTCGCTACGCCTGCGCATCGGCATCCTCCTCGATGCCCTCGTAGCGGGCCACCGCCTCGACGTTGTCGAACACGCGACGGTCGCCGTCATTGTCGCGCACGTCGTCGTGAATCCACCCGCCGAAAAGCCACGGCTCGTGGACCCATCCAAGTTGTTTGATTTTTTCTTCCATCACGCACTCCCACTGAATTTTTAGCGGCCTCGGCGCTCGATCTTGTTGCCGAGATCGAACGCGCCCTTGAGGACCTCCTCAAGATCGATGGTGTAGTCGCAGATCACCTCCCACGCATCGTTGCCGTAGACGAAGAACACCCACGACGACTTGCCGTCCTTGCGCGCGATGATCCACTCCTCGTCGCACGCCATCATGGCCTGCGATACCTCGCGGAACGAGGTCGAGTCCTTTACCGGCAGGTCATCCTCGCGGTAGTCGACCGACAGTGTGTAGCCCGCGGCCAGCAGGTCCTTGATCACGCGGTTGACGACGCGCTTCTCACCAGCGATGCGCCTGCGGTTGCGGGCGATCTCAGCAGCCCGTTCGGGCGACGGCTCAACAATCATCATTATGTGGCTCCTGTTTCTGATGGCCGGAATATAGGGCCATTGGCCCGGTGGGGTCAATAGGCCCCAGCTTGACGGTCAGGGGCCAATGGCCCTATAAAATGCCAAGCCAGCCCATCGAAATGGAGAGACTGCCGAAATGAAAACCTTGATCGCCTATTATCGCGTCTCTACCCAGCAGCAAGGTCGCAGCGGTCTCGGCCTCGACGCCCAGCGCGCCGCGGTAACCGCGTTTGCCAAAGCCGAAGGGCTGGAGATCGTCGGTGAGTTCACTGAAGTCGAAACAGGCAAAGGTGCGGACGCGCTCGAACGCCGCCCGCAACTGGCGGCAGCGCTCAAGGCTGCGCGCAAGAGCAAGGCGGCGATCTGCGTTGCCAAGCTGGACCGCCTGTCGCGCGATGTCGCCTTCATCGCCATGCTGATGGTGCAGAAGGTGCCGTTCGTGGTGGCGGCGCTTGGTCGTGATGCCGACCCGTTCATGCTGCACATCTATGCCGCGCTCGCTGAGCAGGAGCGCCGTATGATCTCCGAGCGCACCAAGGCAGGCCTCGCGCAGGCGAAACGCCGCGGCATTCGGCTTGGCAACATCCAGCAGGCGAATGACAACCGCGTCGCCGCCAAGGAGCGCGCAGAGGCACTGCGCGCCGAGATCGCGCCGATCATAAATCTGTCGGCGACACGCATCGCTTTCATCCTGAACGAGCGCAAGGTCGCCACACCGACCGGCAAACCGTGGTCGGCCAAGACCGTCATCCGTGTGAAGGAAAGGCTCGCGATATGATGAGACTGGTCTGGATCATCGCGTTCCTCGCCTGCCCGCCGGTCACGCTTCTGGTCTACCTGCTGCAACGGCGACAGCAGCAGGTACAGCCGCCGCAGCAGATCACATCAACGGAGTTTCTCGACCGCGCAAACAACATCTCGGAGACAGTTCATGGCACTGCCAACAATGACCGCTGATGCATTCAGCCGTGCGCTCACGCACCTCGATCTCTCGCAGGCCGATGCAGCGCTGCTGCTCGGCGTCGACGACCGCACCATCCGCCGCTGGGTCGGCGACGAGCGCGACGTGCCGGGACCGGTGGCGCGCTTCCTGAACTACCTCATCGCCACCGGCAGGTCCGGTGCATCCGCAATCAAAAAACTGGAGAAGTAAAAATGACAATGCCAGCAGGCGGGGCCGCTATTCAACTTGCACATGCCTACGGGTTGACTGCTGCGCCCATCGATCCACTGTTTGTGCTGACCTTGGGCATTGGTTGCGTCGTGGTGATTTATTTATGGGCAACGACATGACCGACAATCCCAACCGCGATCTGATCGGCAAGCATTTCGTCGACGCCAACGGGCGCGCGTTCGAGGTCACCGACGTCGACAACGAGTTTATCTCAGTCGTTCACTACCGCAGCCTCGACGAGCGCAAGAGCGAGGGCTGCATTCTCGCCTGCATGGTGCGGCCAAATCTGCGCTATCACTGATCAACTCAACCGCGTTTCAACCGCGCGGCGCGCCCACAACCAAAATCACAAAATAGAAATTAGTCTAATACGCACGTCGAGCAATGCGCGCTTCGACGTGCGACTTGTTCAATGTTTCGTGTGCGGTTGCATTCGAGAAGCACCAGCAAAATCGAAATTGCAAAAATAATTTTCGCGCAAGATGCTGCTGTGGCATCGACATCGAGAATCCAAAAATTGAGTGCTTGGGCCAATGGCCCTGTGACCTGTGCTATACTCTTTCCTGTCAGTCGATGAACGGCTGATGCGGCGCGGGCGCGCCGGGTTGTTTCACAATTGAATCTGACAGGAGAATGCCAATGGCTGAGCAGCCATCTGGACAGGACTACCTCGCCGTCATCAATGTCGGCAGTGCTGGATCATGGGCACGGGATGCGGTGAAAGAGAAGGCGATCAAATCGGTCGTCCGTACCTTCAAGCAAGACTTCTGCAAACTCTACAAGTTGCCGAAGGGCACCAAGATCACGATCAACGTAATCGACGTCACCGGCCACGACAAAGTCTACTGGGACGACAGTGGCTTTTATACCCGCGAGCCGGATGAACCGGGCAAGAACCGGATCGACCGTAAGATCGAGCGGGTGGTCCACACCTACTAAAAACAAAACCGGCCCGGCGACCGCCGCACGGTCGCCGGGCCAAATCTCAGATCAAAGGAGGACTACAAGATGAAGGACAC